CTCGGTGGTGGCAAGATGTTGGTGAATATTTCCCCGGTGGCTAATACGTCGGATACGGCGTCGGCCGCGCAGGGTAAGCTGGCCGGTGTGGGTACTGGCGTCATCAGTGGTGCCGGTTTTGCGAAGTCGTTTGTGGAGCATGGAGTGGTGCTGGGTCTATCGTCCGTTCGGGGTGATTTGACCTACCAGCAGGGTTTGCCTCGGGTGTTCTCCCGGCAGACTCGTTACGATTTCTACTGGCCGGCGCTCGCGACGATTGGCGAGCAAGCGGTGTTAAAGAAAGAGATTTTCTGGAACGGTACTTCTACGGATGATGAGGTCTTCGGGTACCAGGAGCGTTATGCTGAATATCGTTATGCGCCGTCTCGGATCTGCGGTAAATTCCGTTCTGACGCGGCTGGTTCGTTGGATCTATGGCATCTAGCTGAGGATTTCGCTTCGGTGCCGTCGTTGAATTCGACGTTCATTGTGTCGGCTACTCCGATGTCGCGGGTTCAGGCTGTGACTACGGAGCCCGATTTCATTGCCGACCTGTGGTTCTCCCTCAAGTGCGCGCGGCCTATGCCTTTGTACGGCGTGCCCGGCATGATCGATCATTTCTAATGCCTGCCTGGGTGGTGCCGGCGGTGGCCGGTGGTTTGAATATTCTGGGCGGTGCGTTGGCGAATAAGGCTCAACGTGACGAGTCGGCGCGTAATCGTGCGTTCCAGGAGCGGATGAGTAATACGTCTTGGCAACGTGGCGTGGAGGATATGCGCGCGGCGGGTCTGAATCCCGCGTTGGCCTACGGTGCCGGGGGTGCTTCGTCTCCTGGAGGATCTACGGCGAGTCAATCGGATATCGTTTCTCCTGCGTCGAGTTCGGCGCAGGGCGCTATGAGGCTCCGGCAGGAGTTGGAGCTGCTGAAGTCCCAAGTGGCGAAGACAGATGCCGAAGGATCGGCGGCCAAAGCGTTAGCCACGCGTGAGGAGGCGCGTAATGCGGCCTATGGTATTTCCGCCCGTGAGGGCGGGGGCGTTTCGATTGATATGTCTCTGCCTGGGTTGTTGGACCAAGTGCGCTCTGAGGTGGAGACGAGCCGGGTCAATGCGGAGCTGCTTCGTCTCCAGCTGCCTTGGGCGCAGGCTTACGGTGCGGCGGCGGGCCGGTTGGGTAAGTGGGCCGCGCCGCTTTCCCTTTTTCAACGTTCCGGCGCTGGTCCTATGATCGGTGCCCTTGCCGGTAGGAGGTATTGATGGTTCGTGAGTCGAGGCGTGAGGATGGTTCCCTTCGGGTTCAAACTGTGAATGATGAGCCGGAGGTGACTAAGCAGTCGTTTAAAGATGATGCCGACATCAATTTCATTCTGCGCGATTATTCGCGCTCTGGTGTGGTTCGGCATCTGAATGAGGCGCGGGCTCGTTATGCCGATGTTTCGGACGCTATGGATTATTCCGATGCGCTCATGGTGGTGAAGTCGGCGGAAGCTGAGTTCTATTCCTTGCCGGCAAAGGTTCGGAAGGTGTTTCGGAATTCGCCAGCGGCGTTCCTTGATGCGGCCCATGATCCGGCCAAGCGCGAGCTCCTGGAGCGGGCCGGTCTGATTCCGCCTGAGTTGCCCCGGGATAGGGTTAATCCGGTTCCGGAGGCTCCGGCTCCGCCGGAGCCGTAGGAAGCGGTAGCAAGCCCCGTAGGGGCGCGGTAGATGAGTCGAGGGGGGCCCCGGATGGTTCGGGACCCCCCTCGTTGCACAGTTCCTTACTTGGTGTAACTGTGCTAGGTGACACCTAATAGGTGTCTACCTGGTGCCCTTCTTGGGCACCTTTATCTCCTCCTCGAGGTCGACCTGGTGAGGGTCGGTGTTAGGGAATAGCTCGTCGTGGTGGCGTAGCTGTTCCTTCAGCTCGATGAGGTTCTTCTCTGTTCTGATGATTCTTCCTTGGAGCTTGATACGGTGTTGGTTGATGAGTTGTCGTGTCGCTGATGTTGCGCGTTCGAGTCCCATAGGTGTATTCTCTGTTCTGGGTGACGTTACCTGCATGTCCTTGTAAAGTGCGGTTTGGTCACCCGTTTTTCAAGTTTCCTTTTTTCTTGGAGGTGTCGAATGCGGCGTAGTAAGATGTCTCGTGGTTCGAGTCGTAAGCAGTTCAAGCGTGGTGCGAAGCGTGTTCATGGAAAGAATCGGGTTTCCGCCCGTCCGATGCGGGGCGGAATTCGGTTGTAATGCGTTGTGTGCATCCTGTGGAGTGCTACAGAAAGTTCGGAGGCGGCATAACTTGGAGCCGTGCCGATTCCACGGGTCTGCCTGCTCAAATTCGTTGCGGGCAATGCATAGGCTGCCGCCTCTATCGTTCTCGGGAATGGGCCGTGCGCATGATGCACGAGGTCCAGTCTTTGCGCGAGGCCGGGAGTATGTTTCTGACGCTCACATACGAGGACGGTTCGGTTCCGTCCGATGGTTCGTTAGATCGTGGTGAGTTTCCCCGGTTTGCAAAGCGTTTGCGTAAGCGTGTTGGAGCGTTTAGGTATTTTCATTGTGGTGAGTACGGGGAGGACAACAATCGACCGCATTATCATGCGGCGGTCTTTGGTTATCGGGATCCGGATCTGTATCGTTGGTCGGCATCTGGTTCAGGTTTTGATTTGTTGCGTTCCCCTGTTGTTGAAGCTGCTTGGCAGCTGGGTCACGTTGTGGTTGGCGAGATGGATTTCGCCTCGGCCCAGTATGTGGCCGGATACGTGACTAAGAAGTTGCAAGTGTCGAAGATGAGTTCTGAGCGTGATTACCGTCGTTGGGCGAATCGCTATCGTAGGGTGGATTCGTCGACGGGTGAGATTGTGGAAGTTGAGCCGGAGTTTGCTACGGCTTCTAATAGGCCGGGATTAGGAGCGCGTTGGTTGCGACGTTTCCATAAGGAGGTGTACCCGGCGGATGAGGTGGTTATGGAGGGGCAGGCCATGCCTCCTCCTCGGTACTATGACAAGTTGTATGAGTCGTGGTTTCCGGATCGTTTTGCGGCGGTTAAGCGGAAGCGGTTAGACGATCGGGATCGGCAGGACGATTGTCCGGAGCGTTTGTTGTCGATGGAGAAAGTCGCGTTGGCTCGGACTAACCTAAGTGGAGGTAGGACGGTATGAGGCTCATTGTGTTTTCGGTGCGCGATCTGAAGGCTGAGATGTTTTCCCGCCCGTTTTTCTCGAAAGCTCCTGGTGAGGCTATTCGGTCGTTCTCCATGGAGTGCGAGAATCCGGAGTCGATGCTTCATCGGTACCCGGATGATTACCAGCTCTATCGGGTGGGCGAGTTTAACGAGCTGACCGGTGAGTTGGTGTATACGGGGCCGTCGGCCCCGGTGTGTGGTGCGCGCGATTTCGTTCCTGCGGTGATTCCCCAGTTGGTTAAGGAGGTCGGTTAATGGATATGGTACAAGTCCGGCGGCCTGCCGGTAATATGTTCTCTGAGGTTCCTTCTGCGCAGATTCCGCGGTCGCAGTTCGATCGTTCGCATGGTGTGAAGCTGACGTTCGAAGCGGACGACCTGGTGCCGATCTTCGCTCAAGAGGTTCTTCCTGGTGATACGTTCACGTGCAAGCTGAACGGGATGGTCCGGATCTTTTCGCCTTTGAAGGCGCCGATCATGGATAATCTGACGATGGACGTTCATTTCTTTTTCGTGCCGTATCGTCTGTGCTGGTCGAATTGGGAAAAGTTCAATGGCGAGCAGACCAACCCGGGTGATTCGATCGACTATACGGTGCCGGTGTTTACGACCGGGGGTACCGTGTCGGTTGGTGGTCTGGGCGATTATCTGGGTCTGCCTACGGGTCTGACTACGGCCACGACGGAAGTTATGAGTTTGTTCCATCGGGCGTATTTCCTGATTTTCGATGCCTGGTATCGGGATGAGAATCTGACTTCGTCGTCGGGTGTTCCGACGGGTGACGGTCCTGATGCGGTGACGTTTCTGAATGCAATGCGTAAGCGTCAGAAAAAGCACGATTATTTCACGTCGGCTTTGCCGTGGCCACAGAAGGGCGACGCGGTGTCGTTGCCGCTGGGTACGTCTGCGCCCGTGTTGGGCATCGGGAGTAATTCTCAGACTCCGGTGACGGGTGCGGCGACTACGGTGTACGAAGCTGATGAGGGGTCGCGTACCTATACCCAATACTGGCGGTCCAATGGCGACAATATTTTCCTTGAGGCGGACGCTCCTGATACTGCGTATCCTACGATTTACGCGGATCTGAGCGCGGCGACCGCGGCGACGATTAATCAGCTCCGGCAAGCGTTCCAGATTCAGAAGTTGCTTGAGCGGGATGCGCGCGGCGGTACTCGGTATATCGAGATCCTGAAGGCGCATTTCGGCGTGACGAGCCCGGACGCTCGTCTACAGCGCGCCGAGTACCTCGGGGGCGGCTCGAGCCCGGTGAACGTGTCCCCGATCGCGCAGACGTCCGCTACGGACGCTGCGGTGACGCCCCAGGGTA